ACTCGTGATCGTCGTGAAGATATCCGGGCTCGCGCGCTCCATCACGTCGATCGGCGTCCACCCCGCCGTCGGCGCGCCCTTCGTGATCCAAACCTGCTGACCTGGCATCTACCGTCGCCCCCTTGTGTACTGCAACTGTCCGGGCTCCCCCGACCGCTCCAACTTCAACGCCACCATCACACCCGATGAGATCGCCGAGTTCGCACCCGTCAACGTCCACGAATGCGTCATGTCCCCCGGCCCATCCGTAATCCCCCACGCAGTGATATGCATCATGTCTGTTCCCGAGATCGTGTTGTCACCAATAGTAGACGCCCACGCCACGCCCGTACCGATGTCCGCTATCCCCGTAGCCGCGTCGTCTTGTCGCATCCCGTGTGAAAACACGATCGCATACGGTGCCGCTACCGTGATATCTGCGCCACCGGCCACCGCTGTCGCGGACGCGGCCAGACTTGACGCTGTGCCCAGTACGTCGATCACGAGAGCGCCACCCGACTCCGCAAACCCCGTCCCCCAATTCAAGATACGCGCTAGACTCGGCGTACCGCTGTTGCCAGTCGTGACCCCCGTCCACGTGATATCCGGAGCCGTCTCCGTCCCATCCGTCTTCCGGGCGAACAGCGCGACCTGCCCAGCCGTCCCACCCGCCACATAGACGACCTGCCACCCCGCAGGCGTAGCGACCGTCGCCGTAGTAGACGTACATGCCGTATGACAAAACCACCAGTCGCCAACCGTCGAACTGGTCGGAACAGTCGCGCTGAGCGTCGTTGGGTTCTGAACGTTCGTCGGTCCTTCCGCCTTCGCGCCGACAGAAACGAGCCCCGGCATACACTCACGTCGCGCTCAATGTGAAGCTGTCGCCGGGACGCAACTGCATCGTTGTCGTACTAATAGGCGTCACAGCATCCCCAACAATTGGGCGCAACCTGATCGTCCGGCGTGTCGCATCAACCGTGCCGTCGGCCCGCGTGATCGTCGCGATAGCCCGATAGCGCCGCACATACACAACGGTCCCCGGTATATACGTTCTCGCCGTGCTGCCCGCGCTCGCACGTAGCGCGACCAGCTCGCCCTGCTGCTTCTCCCGGATCGTGCGCTCTGGGACTCCTACAACCACGAAGTCAATCGGTAGCGATACGTCCACTGGCCCCACATTATCCCCATACACCAGATCCTCTACGGGCGTAGCGACCGCAATCGTGAGCGCTTCAAGAGCGGAAGGCTGCGCCATTTAGGTAAAGTCAATCGCGAAGAGCCCGGTCGGATCCAATTGGATACTGTAGACCCCGCTCACCGTCTGCGAAGCCCCCCAATCCAACAACAGCATCAACGGATCCGTAGTAGCCGCCCCCGCCGTATCGATGTACGCCACCCCATAACGCCATGTCACGGTGGCCGAGAACGTCCAAGACGGATCCGCGAAATCCAGCCGGGTCTGATCGGACGCTGAGTCGTACGTGATCGCGGTCCCCGTCAACGTCACGCCGCCCGCCGTATACCCCGACGCTGTTGCCAGTTCGTTCGTCAGATCGTTGAAGAAGTCGTGGACATCCCTATCCGGCGTATACGTGGCCGTTGCGAGTGCCAACTTCCACGTCGCGCCGTCCAAATCCAACGGGACCGTCCACGCATTCATCCAGCCGAGCGGAAACCCGGTCACCGTGATCGCCATGTCACGTCCCCTTCCTGCTCTTACGCGACGCGGTGCCCTGCTCGCCTACCGACTCGACCTCCACGATTTCGTACGGCACAGATTGACGATGAGCTGCCAACCGGCCGCGCAACGCACCAGGCACAACGGTACCCGCCGTCAGATGCTCTGTCTCCGTGCCCTCCAGCCGCGCGAACTCCGCGGACGAATAGCGATGCGCCACGATAGCTGCCTCCTTCTCCTCGCACCACCTGCGCGCATCCTCCTCGCTATCGGCGGTCAGGCTCGTGACGCGCACATGCGGAGACCCGTCGTCACGCATCATGTCCGGCGACTCCAACCGGACCCGGAACTTCGGCATGCGCTACCTCCCTCTCTCATTCGTCATACCACACCGCCATGAATGATCTCGCCAACAGGCTTGACGCGCACACCCGTCGTCGCAAGATAATCCACGACAGTCGCGAACTTCGCGACACTGAAATCCAGGGTCCCGGTCTCCGTCACCGGGATCTTATGAAACAGCAGGATCAGCCATGTCTTGTCCGCGATGGCCTTGTCGATCGCTGCGGTCACCGTTGCCGCCGACGTAGCGTTGCTTGTCGCCAGCACCCTCAACCGATGCGGATCGTACGGCGGCCATGACTCCTGCTGATACAACGCGACCGTGCGGGCCGACAGAAAGAACTTACGGGCCGCCGGCAACACCGTCGTCAAGTCATACGCACCCAGCGGATAAGCAAGATGATCGACGCCACGAAACCCCAGCCGCCACATGTACGTCTTCAAGGCCGCGAACTCCGCTTCCAACGCTGGCTGCGTCAACGTCGTGAACATCGCATCATGATTCGCAAGGCTGAACGCGTGCGCCCCGATCTCCCAGCCATGCAATTGCTGAAGCTCCTGTGCCTGCGCAACCGTCATGTAACTCGCATTGGAACCCAACGTCTCCGCGATGACGTACATCGTGGGTCGCAGCCCATACTGATCGAGCTTCGGTCGGGCCGCCGTGAACTCCGTGACCCAACCATCGTCAAAGCACACCGACACAACACCGTTCGCGGGCTCCTGCTGACTACCGATCAGATTGCACCACACATTCACGACCTGCCCAGCAGTCGCCGTGACCTGCACCTGCAACGCGTTGATCGCAGTCCGGGTAGGTGATCCCGTCAAACTCAGGGCATTCCACGGGACCGTGAACAGCACCCACTCATCGTTCTGGATCGGCCGGAACGTCGCGGAGCCCTGCAACAACTCCACGAACCCGAACGCCGCCGACAAGTTGTCCGACGACACATACAGCTTGCACCCCGCGATCCCCGCCACATTGTCCGTTCGCAACACGACCTTCAACATCCTGCCCGTGAAATCCACGACCGGGCTGATCGACAACTTCCGGACGTTCGTAGCGGTCCCATCCGTACTCGGCGTAATCTTGATCGACTGCGACCCCAACGAAAACACCGTCGTGTCATCCGCCAGTGTTCCCGTTGAACTGCCCGTCTTCGTAAACCCATGCCCCGACGCGAAGATCGTGGCCGGATGATCCTGCGGACGCGGAACCGGACTGACTGGCTGACGCGGAAACTCCCGCTCCACAACTGCCGGCCCAAGGCTAAGCGTCATCGGCCCTGCCGCAACACATGCAACGTCTGCGTCGTCACAGCCACAATGCCATACAGGGATTCTCCGGGCTCCAACTCAAACGTCAACGGGCCATCCGTAATCGCCCATTCAAACGCAGGGGTGGCAGCCGTCACATCACTGCCACCCAGAAACACCGACGCTGTAGCCGTAGCGTTCTTCGCGACAAACGACCGGACCGCCCAATCATGCGAGACCTGCACCGAACTATCATCGGCCAGCACATTAGACGCGATCAGCGTCGCGACCGTCGAGACAGCCGGTCTTGTCGAAACGATCGCCACGTCTTACTTCTCGGACGGATCCTCTTGCAGATGCTCAACGCCCTGCGGACCATGTGGCCCCGGCAAATTGTTCGGCGGCGGAGACCCGTCCGGAGTCGTCGGATTGTAATCCGGGGCCAACGTATTCGCCGAAGGCTGCTGCGCCAACAGATCCTCGTTCAGTTGCGCGGCCTGCGGGCCCGGAGCGTCGCCCGTCGGCGGAACACCCTCCTTCAGCGGCTCTCCGCCAAGAGCGCCACCCATGTTCTCCGGCTGCGGATCCTTCGGGGCCGTCGCCGTCTTCGCCGACGTAGTAGTCCTGTCCGTCGTCTTCTCAGGCATTCGATCCAGTCTCCTTCAGCTTCGATATTGGCTTACGCCCCAACTGACGCTTCTCCCCTGGCGCCGCGGTCGCCTGCTCCACCGTATCCCACCTTGACGACAACTCCACCGGAGCGAACTTCTCCGGGTTCGCCCTCACAAGCGGATGATCCGCCCGAACATTCTCGCCCTTACGAACCACGACCGGGCCACCCTCATACTGCGTCGCGAACGACTCCCTCGCACAGTAGTAATCAGCCATCAGTTCGCCTCCGCCACAATCGAATACGTCAACGACTGCCCGGCGCTCCCACCAATCACCGAACGTGTCCGACAAAACTGCATCGCCGGAAACGCCCCGCGACTCGTTGCCGCCGCAACGATGTTCGTCGGGACGGTCGCCGTCGTCCCAGCCCGATATCCATTCAGGCCCATCGTTCCCAACTCAAACCATGTGGACCCATCATTCGATCCCTCCACCACGACTGTCAACGTCGGCAATGTCCCAGCAGACGCCGTGCAATCCACGATGACATGCAACACGCCCGCGTCGCCCGTCTCCACCGCCCCATGCGTCGTGCTCGCAGTCTCCGCGGCAGACGGCTTCAATGTCCACGTCTGCCCGCGCTTCATGATCGTGCCCGACGCGTAGCGTCCCGGCATACGGACCTCCCTTACGTCTTGGCTTGGCTGACATACGTCGCCTTGTGATACTTGCGCATGCGTTCGCGCATGCATGTCCGACAGCGACGCTGCCGTCTGCCGGCCGGTGGTACGACTTCCCACCACGTGTTCTCGTCCGTGAACTTGTGTCCCTCCGGGCAGTGCGTCTTGCTACGCGGTTTGATTCCCTCGCAAATCACAAGGGCCTCCATCGCCTTGACGCTACGCCGTAGCCCAAGGTACGGCAGAAACGACTCAAGCAAGATCACAACCTCAGCCGTTCGCGTCCCAGACCACCGATAGGTCGCCTTATAGCCCGCTTGGCGGGGTGGACTCGGCCGGACCTCGCCGATGCCCACGACGGCATGGAAATAGTCCATCACGTCCTTATCGGTTGTCGTGAGCGTCACGTACGCGTAAGCACGACCCGTCTTGTCATGTCCCGTCTTTATGCAGCCCTCGCCCTCGAATAGGCCCGCCGCCCACGCGATCTCATTTTCAGACGCGGTACTCTTTGCGTGCATCGAAGCTCTTTCCCTTCGGTGTCGGGCCGGGGGCGTTGCTCGCGCCGCCCGGCCACTTCGTTGATAGATCCGACAGATCATTCTATCGCACCGACTAGACGATCAGCCGGTAACTCCCACGCGAAATGCCGCAGGGTCAATTACTCGCGAGTTGTTACGCCACACCGCCACGATGCCCCGCTGAAGTGTGGGCCGCCTGTTCGACCCGAACAAATGGGGCACAACCTCGACGTTCATACCCAAACGGTCCACGATGATGAAATATGAGAAGTCACCAAACACAAGCACCTTTGAGCCCGTCGTCAACACCGACGCCGTCGAAGACGACTCATACGCCGGGTAACCAATCAGGTTGTAGCCGATGGCGCCCGTCGTGGTGTTTGTCAGCCCAGCCCGCAGGTTGTCCGTCCAAAGGCTTGCGCCGCCGGACGTATCGAACTGGCGGACCTTGTTGAAGATCGCCCGGTTACCGACCCATGATGCCCGCGACCTGAACCGCGGCGGCAAAGCCTGCTCAATCGTGTACACGTCACCCGTCGCGAACGATGCGGTGCCACTCAGCGTCACCGTCGTCGTAGCGCCCGTAACAACACCCTGCGCTGCCGGAGGGGTCCCCGTGCCAGTCGTAAAGGACGCTGCTTCCTCGTCGTCCTTCGCGTCCTGGATCAATCGGGCCAACTGCGCCTGCAACCCGCCCCAATCCTGGTCGATCTCCATGCTCAGCGGAATGAACACGTCCACCCGCTGCGGCGTTACAGACGGCTGCGCCAACGTCGGAGCGTTGTCCGTCGTCTCATCGGCCTCCGACCGACGCGTCGCCGTGACCCCAGCAGACGTGACACCCTGCCAAGTCGTGCCGACGATCTGCTCGATCCGAGCGATCTGCCGGTATGGATTGACGGACCCATTCGACGTGTTGATGATCGTCGGGTCCAACGTGAACGGGACCGCGTAGCCGCCAGCCGAGTTCGTCAAGCCGAGCGCGCGCTGTTCCTCCTGCGTCACCGGGCTGCCCTGCAACGTCTTGCTAAAGGCGCGCTGATACAGCGGGCTGCCCGTGTTCAGCAGCCGCAACGCGAGCGTGCCATGCTCGTCATCGCGCGTCAGCAGCCGCTCGATGTCCGCCTGGCAGCGTGCCTCGTCCGCCAACGGATGCGGGAACCGGGACTTCTCGACCGCGCGCATCGCCTGATCGCGCAGCATCGAGCGCTGCCCCTCAAGCGACGTGGCAGCCCGCACATGGCTGTAATCCCACGTGTCCCCCGAATAGCGTGTGGGAGTATTGAACGTCGCGCCTTCCTCCTGGCGCTTCGAATCGTCCGACAGGGCTTCCAGCACGCCGACGCGGACCCGCAGCTCGCCGATCAGGCCGGTGTTGCGCTTGCGTTCCTCGCCAAGCTCGTTCCACTCGGCCTTCACGTCATCCGGCAGGGCCTGGCCAGAAAACTCGTTGTGGATCGCCGCCATCCGGCTCTTAATGGCGTCCTGGCGGGCCTCAAGGGACTCGATGGTGATCGGCGCGTTGATGTTCACCGTACCCGCGCCACCCTCGTTCAACGGGACGCCGCTCGCCCGCAGACGATTCAGCATCGGTGTCCACGACGGCTCAAGTAGAGCCTTCAGCACCCGCACGTCGGGATGCAGGACTACAGCTTCCATGGGTTGTGCTCCTCGTTCAGATCGACGCCATACAGGAGTTCTTCTCCGTACAGGCGTGTGGGCGATGTGTCGCGGCGCCCTTCGACCGGGTGAGGCTCATCCTCGGCGCGATCCTTCGGGGGTGCGGTGTCCTGCTGCGACGACCCCACGGCCGCCGGCTCGTCATCCTGCTCGTCTACGGGCACCGTAGCACCCTCAGCGGACTCATTGCCACCATTGGAAGGGGAATGTGCCTCGCGCTGCTCAAGATACGCCAGGATCGCCCTGAGGCTATCCGGGTTACTTGCCGCCCTGGCCACCAGCATCTCATCGGTCATTGACCGGACATCAGCAGTCGCATCCGGGTATGCAGGAAACGAAACAGGACCGAACTCTGGCACCCGTGCTTCCTTGATCGTCCGTTCCGGCAGCCCCTTCGGGTTCCCGTCCGACACACCGGGTTCCTCAACGAACTCCTCGCGCATCACGCTGAAACGGAAGCTCGCGCCATACAACCCTGCCTCAAGGCCCGGCACCAAATCCCGGTTGTAAGACGTGTCCAGCAACGGAACCTCGTAATACGGTCCCTCCTCCTCCTCACGCAACACATCCGGTGGCCCCAACGGCTTATCCCCCACCTGCGGATCGCCGCCATGCTGAAACAGCACCTTTGGGGTCGTCTCGCGAAAACTCTTCTTGAACGCGCCCGGAGCGATCCGCTCCATGAAGTTGCCCTCAAACCACGAATCGATCTCCGTCCACCTGTTGAACGGCGTGAAATGCCCATACAACGTCGGCATGCCATTCGCGTTGTTCGACGGTGCCGCGGGATCAGCGGCCTTCCCCGCGGCCCGCACGACAACACCGCCGCGCATCGCCCGGACAAGGTTGTCGCGTGGTGGCCGACCCTTCTCACGGGCAGCAACAGCCACCCCGGACTCTTTGGGCATCGTTTCTCCTCTCCCGTGGACGGGCTAGTCGTGATTGCCGACGAACTGCTGAAGCAGTCGCCGACCGTTCTTGCCATTCAACGCGGGCACCGCGCCATTGGTCGCAGGGTCCGTGGCACCCGCCGTAGCCTCGAAGAGCTGGACGCTCAGGAGCCCCGTATGAACGAGTCGGTTCAGATCGTCGGCGGTGACCGCATCGACCACCGACTCCGGCGTGAAGCCCGCCTCCACCAGTTGCTTGATCGAGATCGCCTGCGTCTGCTGGATGTCCGCCTCATCCTTCGTGTCCTCCTGGAGGAAGGCGACATCCCGAGAGTCGTACCACAAGCGCGAATCTGAGGGCGACGGAACTACCGCTGCCATCGAGCCCGCCATGTTGCGCCAGAGCGGGCGCATACATAGGTCGGCGAAGGCCCTTCTGGCCGAAGCGTAGTTGCTGTTATGCACGATCACACCATCCGTCAGAAACGAGTGGCCGCCCTGCACCTCGATGTCGTACACGGGCTCCGCCGTCCCTCGCTCGATACTGCGGATTCGGAAGGCACCCGCTTTGTTCGGCCGGTAGCGATGCGCATGCGCTTCAACACGTTCGCGGTACAACGTGTCAGCGAACGGGATGCGTGCCACCTCGTGGGCCGAGGAGACCGTAAAACGCCATGAGATGTACTCCTCTTGGATCCCTGGGTTCGGCAGTGCAGCTTGCGTGTAGCGGTACTCGGCGATGTTGCAGCACTGGATACCGCAGGACACAAGCAGCATCCGTACGTCCTCCACGAGCCCCCTGCTCGCGAAGTGAATGACTAGCCGACCATCCTTGCCGATGCTGCCGTCAGTGTCCACTACCCCCGCAAGATACGCCAGCCGCAGATCCTCACGTAGGCCGAAGATCCAGCCCGGTACGCGCTTTGTCTTCGCCCCACCCGTAACACCCATCTCGTGGTGCCAAGCGACGGCTTCGCGGGAATGAAATTGAAAGCCGTGCCGGCATGGGCTCGTGACCACTGGCTCACGTTCGCCGACGTACTGCCGTGTCGCTATGTTCACGCGGTCGCGAACGGACATGGGATGAAGTGTTAGCCCCATCTCGTCGCGGATCTGTCGAAACGTCAGGCCAGCGGTACGCAACCGCACCATCTCCGGCGTATGCCCATCCTTGGCCCGTCGGCCCGGACTCTCCCAACGACTTCCCACGCCCTTCGTAAAGAGTTGCGACGGGATGTCCTCATAAAAGCCCCGGACACGATCAGCGGCCGGGAGACACATGCGAACACTGCCGGTGCCGTTCAAACATCCGTCCCCCGTGAACGCCCCAAGCCACTGCATGATCTGCCCCGTGGCTTCTTGCCCATTAGGCAGGCGATCGCCGCCAAGGTCCGGAAGCCCCAACGGTGCTAACACCCTATCGCCCACATTGAGATCTTCGACGTTACGCCACGACCCATCAGGTGTCAGGACCGGGTGGTTCCCCGTCGCGCGAAACGACCGATTCTTCGTACGCACCGTGAAGACAGCGTTCTTCCCAGTGCATCCCTGCCACGTCACCGGTCGCGCCTGTATCTGACCGTTGATGCGTGTCCACACCATGTCGCCCGCCCGCAGATCGCCGATTGGGCGTGGCCCTACACACGTCCAGACCGAACCGTCGTACGGCAGGCTATAGGTCGCAGACTGCAAACCCTCCGATAGCCCCACGATGATCGGAGGCACCCGCGCTGCCGCACACACACGTGTTTCGCCCGCGCCGATCACCGCTTTGAAATCGATCTGCTTCATGTCCGACCCAATGGCCTTCAAGTCAGCCCCGCCGCCCAGGAACACCGTCTTGTAGGCGCTTAGCGCTCCCTCGTGCTCGGCTTTGAACATCGCAACCCATCGCTTGAAGGCTTCCTCCTTGACCGCCGGGTCAAGTGTGGCCACAAGCGAGACTGTTGCGCCATGTTCGAAGAACTTCAGCTTGTGGTCGATCGCTGCCTTGTCGCCCATGATCTCCGTCACGATCGGCGATAGCCACGACATGCCTCGATAAGAGGCGGTCGGATCGGGGATAGGAGCGAAATGCGCGACGCTCTCCGGCAACAACGCGATGGGCTTGCGGCCCTTCGGCTTGCCACCCGGATGGTACAGGTAGCCGATGACCTCCGTATCCAAGTCCCCCGGCTCCCAATCCGACCGCTCCGAGCCCAGCATGATCGTGACCCAATCCGGCCGCATCCTCGTCAACCGATCCGGCGACGGGCGATGGCAGTAGAAGTTGCCCGCGAGATCCGCGTCCTGCAACGCCCGTGACAACAGATCCCCGGTCGTTCCGTTCGGCCACGGCTCCTCAAGAATGCTCAACGTTGGCAGGCCATACAGGTTCCCTGGTCGCCCGCCGCGCATCCGCTGAAACTGAAACCGCGCCTCGCTGAACAACAGCATCCGGGCGGTGATGCACGCGAACACAATCCCGTTGCGCTTATACGCCCCATCCACCTGCCCTTGGAAGCTCCCGCCGATCTCCTCCTGATTCGCCACCGCCAACGTCTGCGTGAACTGGCCGTTGTTGTAGGCGAACATTTGCGCCCACTGCTCCATCGACAACGGATCACCCGAGCGGGTCTCCGAAGGCTTCAACAGGGACCGAATCAGGCTCGTCACGCTGCCCTGCCCCTCGGCCAGCCCGCACCAATCAACAACACACCGGCCGTCACCAACGCCGCCGGCCAAAACACGACCGCGATCCCCGCGACAACCAGAACCGCCCCGGCGCCCAAGCAGCCAACCTCAAGTTTGCGCCCCACAAGCAACCTCCTATGAAGCGATCAACGGCTCAAGGCCGACGCCACCATTCTCCACGACCGCCACGTTATTGACCATGCTCGCCGCCTTCAACGCATCAATCACACGCCGATCCTGCTTAGACGCCTGCCGCGATACCGCCGGCCGATCAAACGCATACCGATCACCAGGCAGCTTGCGAGCGATCGCGTTCATCACATGCCGCCGCAGCTCCGGATCGCCAGTATGGCGGAGCCATGGCTCCCGCTGCTCATCGGGACTCCCACCACCACGCAGACCCTCCATGAACCGCTCATACTCCTCGGCTTGGTTATTCGTGCCCTGATCCACATCGACCACTTCGCAACCCAACTCGCGCTCAGCACGCATCAACGTATCCTGCGCCTTCGTCTTGTCCGCCGCGATTACCGCTATCGGATTGCGTTCATTCAGCCCGACCAGCGCATCCCAGACCTCCTGGGGATCCAACATGTCTCCGTTGCCTGGCGGAGCTAAGATCCGCGCCTCGCCCAACAGCCGAAACTCGGAGTCACGCCACCACAACGGCACCAACGCAGTCGTGTCCTGCGACCACGCGAAATCCGCGCCCACCCAGATCGGCACCCCCTCCGGAATGCGCTCCGCCGAATACGCCCTCGCCCAATCAGACTCGCTAACGGCCGCCTTACTCGACCGCGCCGGAATGTTGCACGTCTTACGCAACCAATCCTCGCCGAAATCCAGCGTCGGATCCGCCAACAACTGCTCCAAATCATCCCGCGTGATCGTAGACAACGGATTGGCCGCCAACACAGCGTCCAGATCACGGGCCTGCGCGGGATGAGGCACCCGGAACTCATGCATGATGATCTTCGGTGCCACCGCACGAATCCGACAAGGCCCAAGCTGCTGCAACTCCGTTGCCGTATCCCGGATCTTGTCGCGCGTCATCTCGAAATCCGTACCCGGCTCCCCCGCCGTCGAGATCGCGACAATCTGCCCGTTGCGCTTACGCAGCTTCCCGCGCCACGTCCGATACAACCCCAGATTCTTCTGCGCATGCGGGTCATCCACGAAACACAGTGTCGGGATGATGCCCTCCCCCGTGTCCTTATCGGCCGCGTAAACCTGGATGCCCCACCCGCCATTCGCAAGACTCAGGATCCGAAGATAGCCCGACTGCGGCTTGAAACGTCTCGTCAGCTCAGGGGTGCGCTGAATGAACTCCTCGGCACGCGAATACAAGATCCGCGCCTGCCTCGCACTCGCCGCAGCGATCGGAACCCACGGGGACGCCGTGAAATCGCAGTGATACAACGCCACGCCACCCATCAAGGTAGTGTTGTGCGTCGCCACCATCCCCGGCCCAGCCAAGTAAAGACTCGAAGGCGAATCGACCTGGATGCACCGGACCGGCACCGACTCCACTGGGATGACATCCCGAATACGCCGTGTAGACGCCATCGCCCGACCCCTTGGACGCAAGCGCTGCCTTGCGTACTTTCGCGGCATACGAAACACCGGACAATCATCGTAGGCCGTAAAAGCGATCACCCACGTCGGTCCGCAATCACGCCCGTTGAGCTTCGCGCGACGCTCGCGAATTGTCGCCTTCAGCCCCAACGATCGCACAAGCTCCAGTGCGTCGGCAGCCAGCCGCATAGACGATGACGTGAGCGAACATTGCCCCTGCGGCTGCGAAATCGTCCCATCCGTGTCCATTAGCCCCTGCAACAGATTCAAACGCTGCCGATAGGACGCACGTAAGTAGATGGCAGGGATGTGCTTATTGCCGAGTACACCGACCTGTCGGAGAGCAACCTTGAGACCGTAGATCGTGGCGGTAGGTGTACGCGTGCCGCCACATGTCTGAACGCCACCAACACGGTAGCCCTGACGTGCGATCTCCTCAACCACAAACTCATCGCCATACGTCACGCGCCCATCCGCCGTTGCGCCATCGCCTAGCCACGCCCCCAAAACATAGGGCTCCACCGGCAGTAGCAACTCCTCCAGATCAAGGGGCTGAGCGAACGGTACCGAGTAGCGATGCTGCCGGCCCCTCGGCCCATCAATGCGATGCTTCGCCGCCAAGTGATCCGTCGTAACCGTCACGTCTGTCGTTAGACACCGCTCGTCGCGCCAACAATCCGTTACGCGCCAAAGATGATCCGCATCAGCCACGATGGACGTACCGTCCGAGAAGACCACCCGGTAGCACCTATGGCCAACCATGACTCCGGTCGCAAGGGACACGCAGCATCGTTGTCCTTGGTCATCGAAGATCTCGTCGCCGACTTCAAGGGCACCCATCTCCGTCCAGCCATCCGGCGTCGGAATAGGCGTATCCAGCGCCAAGGCTTTCCCGTTGCCCTGCGGAACGATCATCCACAACTGCTGGACCCCCGAAAACAAGTCCTCCACAACCGCCAACTGCCAGTCCTCCGGCTCCCACCGCTCCCCCGTATCCAGCACCAACTGGCGCGCGTACAACCGGAAGTGATCGATCGTGAACGGCTTAGGCCTAACCGCCCCGCTTCCGGATCGGCGTGACGTTCTCGTCGCCATAGATCACCGACCAATCATCCGCAGGAACCTCCCCCTCAACCCCCATGCCAAGCAACGTCTTGATCGCCTGGATACGCGCCGTATCCGCCCCCGACCTCGCGATCCGCTCAAGGATCTCGACCATCTCCGGCTCCTCCAACGGAACCCGCGAACCGTCAGCCACAACAACACTCTAGGATTCTCAGCGTTTTTTTCACGCCGGATGGGCGGATGCCGGCGCCCCCTAGGCCTCCCGCGATCGG